GCCGACGATGCTCTTGGCGAGCGTGCCGGTGCCGAGCGGCAGCGAGCCGAGCATGCCGGCCGCAGCGGCGCTCTTGGCGGCTGCGGTCTGCGCGGTGGCATCGTCGGCGCCCTTGGCCTTGGCGTCCTCGTAGACCTTGCCGTAGGTGTCCGCGGCCATGCCGGTAAAGCCGGCGGCGATGCCGATCGCCGGGCCGCCAGCGAGCGCCGCAGCGCCATAGGGCGCAATGCCGCCCATCATGGTGCCGACGCGACCGCCGAGCGAATCGCGCTCCTGCGCGGTCATATTGGGGTGGAAGCCCTCAACCGCCTGGCCGGCGCGATAGATCGGGTTCTGTTCGACGGGCGGAGCGGGCGGCGGCGCCGGCGGGGTCTCGCGGCCGAAGAACTTGTCGAACGGCTGGGCGAGTCGCTCGCGCGCCGTGGTCGGATAGGCGACGTCATTGGTAGCCCGGGCCATGCCCTTCATGACGCCGCCAACGCCCTCGACGGCGCCGGTGGGAACGCCCTTGGCGAGCGCGCCGAGCTCGCCCGTCACGCCGAGCGGTGCGGGCGGTGTCTGCGGTGTGACCTGCGAGGTGAAATCGAGGTCAGAGGAGCCGCTGTCCGGCTCCATGTTGCTGGCCGGCAGCGCCTGGCCGGAGAAGTCCAGCGCGGGCTTGCCGTCAGGCTCCGGCGCCTCATTGCGCGGGGCGCGCGGCGGCGTCTGGCCGAGCTTGCGCGCAAGGCGCGTGTTGAGCGCGCGCGGATCAAGGGTCGCTGGCGCGTCGGGGGTGACGCGGCGGATCAGGTCTTCGGTGGCGGTACGGGGGTCGAAATCGTTGCTACCGATCAGGCTGTCATCGAATGGCACTAAGCCGCCTCTTTCTCGTCATCGCTGTCGTCGGCGCCGTAGCCCGGGGTCGAGGTCGCGACGGGATTCGTCGGGGCCTTCGGGGGCAGCGGCGGTAGATTCGAGCCGGTGGGAGCCGGCACGCCACCTTGGCCTGCCGGGAGTGTCGTTCCGCCTTTCGGCGCGGGTTGCTGGCCGGGCTGCTGCACCGGCTGCAATGGCTTCTGCAGGATCTTGCCGTCCTTCGGATTGACGAAGAACGCGCCGGGCGGGAGCTTGTCGAACGCCTCCTGGCTGTTCATCTTCTCCTTGCCGACCGGGTTGTCCTGGCTCATGCCCGGCTGCTTGCCGAGCTTGTCGGCGGTCTTCGGGTCGAGCCCGAGCCGGCCGAGATGGCTGTCGAGCGTCGACTTGTAGGCGCTGTCGTAAGCCTCCTTGGCCGCCTTGGCCGCGGGCGAGGAGGCCCCGCCGGTCGCCACGGCATCGTCATAGGCTTTGCGCAAGAGCTTGAGCGGGCCGTCGGCATTGGTCGCGCCGACCGCGCGCAGATAAAGCTGCGCGTCGGAGTTCATGACGCTGTCCTTGCCCATCTTGCCCTGCAGCGTCATCTTGGTCTGCGCTTCGAGCAGCTTGGTGCGCGCCACCGCGAGCTCGCGCTCATCCCCGGACTTCAGCGCCCGGATGGCTTGGTCGAGATACTTGGTCTGCTTCGCCTCGGTCTTGTCGTCGGCTTGGTCGCCGCCTTCGAGCGTGGCGCCGGCGCCGGAGGCAAATGCCTGGAACGGCGACTTGCCCGACGAATTGCCGGCCGCCTTGAGGCCCTGCGCGAGGCCGCCGGACAGGCGCCGCTCGCTGTTAGGGTCCATGCCGAGCGCACGGCCGAGAATGCCGCGCGCCTGCGGGCCCTGCCCTGCGACCTGAATATCAGGCGCACCCGGGGTCATCATGGTGCCGCCCGCGGCCTGATATGACTTCACGGCGCCCGGGGCGTCGACGCCCCCGGTCGGCGGAGCATTCGGCGGGATCGGTGGGGTGGGGGGAGTGGCCGGCGCCGCGTCAGCGCCCGGCGGCCGCGCCATCGGCAGCGGGACCGGCCCGCCGGTCGGGTTCTGCAGGCTGTCGGGGCCCATCGGCGGCATGGCCTGCGGCTGCTGCGGCGCGGCCATGGCGTCGCTGCCAATGCCACCGCCTGATGGCATCGGTGGCATCTGCTGGCCGGCAAACTCCGGGCGCTGGAAGGTCTGCGCCGGGGTCGGGCGCAGGCCATTCGTGGTCTGCTCCGGCGGCAGCATCGAGCCGGAGCCCCCGATCGCTTCGTTCAGCCAGTCGAAGATACCCATTGCCGCCCCCTCAGATTGCCATGGCCATCAGGCGCGAGCGCTCTGTGGCCTTGCTGTAATCGACCATCTCGAAGCCGGACGGGTGGCGCCGCACCGCATCCGGGCGGCGGCGCTTGACGTCGAACGACATGAGGCCGATCTGCGGCGTCGGATCGCCCTTGTAGCGATAGGAGAATACCGGCGTGCCATCGTGGAGCTCGCCGACCTCCGCGATGTCCTCCTTCAACCGGATGTCGGAGAACAGGAAGGCCGAGCCCAGCGAGCCGAGCAGCGCCAGCCCGGAATTGTCCGGCGCCGACGTGGTCGCGGTCTGCGTCGCCGGCATCGCGCCGGAGGCCGCCGCCGTGGTCTGATTCATCAGCTGCGCCGTCTGGAACGGGTACTGCTGCGCCATGAGCCACTGGTTGTACTGCGCGGTGAGGTCGGCCTGCTGCTGCGCGGTCTGCTGCGCGCCCATGGTGTTCTGCGCACCGGCGACGCCGAGCTGCTGGTTCTGCAGGCCCTGCAGCGCCGTCGCTCCGCCCAGGGAGCGGTTGAGCGCGGTCTCGGCGAGGTTGGCGTTGGTGGTGCCGGCGTTGAGCTTGTTGCCGACGTCGGTGGCGCCGGCGCCGATCGCGGTGTTGAACGCCTGATTGTAGGCGTTGCCGATCAGGCCCTCGCGCGCGACGTTGGACAGGAACGAGTTGTTGGCCTGCTCGATGCCGGTGCGGGCATCGCCGAACGCGCCGGAGCCGGTCGCGGTCGCGTCGGTCGCCTGCCGGGTCTTCGCCGCCTGCACGTCGAACTGCTGCAGCTGCGGCGCCAGCGCCTGCATGACGTACTGGTTCATGTACGGCGTCATGTTGTTGGCGATGGTGTCGGCCGAGACCGACTGCGCCGGGGCGCCGGAATACTGGTTGATGAGCGACTTGGCCTGATCGCCGGTGCCGTTGTTGGCGACGGCGTTGGTCATGTCGAACGAGGACTGCTGCTGCGGCGAGAAGCCCGCGACCTGCTGGCCGCTGTAAGGCGTGAAACCCTGCGACTGGAGGTTCTTCACGAAATCGATGTTGCCGGTGGCCGCGGCCGCCACGGCCGGGTTGGGCGTCGAGGTGGTGACCTTTTCCCCGGTCTGTTGCTGGCCAAAGCACATCAGATCAATCCTTCAAGTGATTCGACAGGGTACCCGATGGGGTGTGGACGCGCGGAAACATCAGGAGTTTTCCACGCCTTTCGCGGATCTTGCCCTGGTCGATGAACTCCAGCCCGGCATCGCCGGCGAGCCGATAAGCCTCCTCCATCAGGGCCTTGTCGACCGCGCCGTGGCGATGATCGGGCAGCACGAAATGCCAGCGGTCGGTGAGGAAGTCGCCATCGCCGTACCACCATGTCGGCTTGATGATACCGAGCGTGCCGACGAGGAAGCCGTCGGCAATGGCCATCAGGGCCGCCTCCTGGGCGATCACCCGGCACACCTCCTCGAAGCTCTTGATCGGGTTGACCGGGCAGCGCATCGCCGGACCGGCCACCACAAGCAGGAAGCGATGGATCGCGACCGCGTCCTGATCGGTCTCGGCAAAGCGGACCGTGATCTCAGGTGTTGCGGTTGGTGCCGCCGCGCTGGAGGTCTTCGAGGAGGGTGGCAAGGACGGCGACGACATTGGCAAGGGTTGGGGCTGTGACATTGAGCGTTCTCGTTGCGGTGTAGGTGCCGGTTGCGGGAATGTTGAAGGCGTTGGCGATGTCGACCGTGTCGTTCTCGTTCGAGGCGCGGAAAATCTCGTCAAAGATCGCCTGCAACTCCGGCGAGAGCATCGCGATTTTGTTTTGCGTGACCTGACTGATCTTCCTCAACTTCGGTCTCCCAGGCGGCGGATGAAGGCGACCGGCAGGCCGAGGCGGACGTAGCATCCGAGCGCCGATCCGGACATGGTAATGCCGATGTAACGCCCGCTCACGCGCACATCGATCGGCTCGGCATCGGATGCCGCTATGGTGTCGGTGGAACTGTCGATTGCAGCCGCGTCCATGCGGTCATAGGCGGTGGTGACCTGCGTGACGTCGCCGATCTGGTCCTTGAAGTCGTTGACGATGTACTCGCACAGGATCGAGTAATGACCGCCCTTGGTGAGGCCGTATGGCGCCAGCGTCATCGAATAGGGCAGCGCGACACCATCGGCATCGAGGCCGTTCTCGTGCTGATAGATGTAGTTGGTGGCACCGTCGCCCATGTAGGGCCGGGTGTCGCCTTGCGTGAAGTGCGACCCGCCGGAGCGGCCGAAATACAATGGCGCCCAGCACTGCTGATCGATCGAGTAAATGACACCGGTGGTCGGGTTGGTCTGGCCGGTCGGTGTAATGAAGAACCAGATTTCGTTGTTCTTCGGCGAGTAGATCGCGTTCGACTGATAGCCGAGATTGATGTCGATCTGGTCGAACAGCCACTTGCGAATGTCCTCGACATTGGCCATCGGCTGCACGACGCCATTGTAGGTCCACAGATTGTCCTGGCCCATCCAATAGGCGACGCCGGAGATGGTGATGCAGGCATTCGGCCCGACCAGGCCGCAATCCTTACCGACCATCGACGAGGCGTAGATGTAGGTGGCGCCGGTGTACTGGAAGCGATAGAGCGCGGCGTCGGTCCAGACCAGCGACACGAAGTCGGTGAGCACGCGCCCTGCGACCAGCTTGGTGCCCTCGGTCAGGGTGCGGATGTTCGCCGTATTCGTCAGCGTCGGCGTCCAGTCGTTGATGGTGCCCTGACTCGGCCATGCCACCTGCATGCCGTCGCACAGCGCCATGACGAAGCGCTCCGGCGTGACGAACATGGCGCGCATGTTGGTCGGCATGCCGGGATCGCTTGAAGCCAGCGTCGCGCGCGGCCACGGCTGCGCCTGCGTTGGGTCGAACTGGTACAGCGTGCCGCCGTTGTAGGTCGCAAGCAGCAGCGTGCCGAAATGATCCATCGACCAGACGCGCGGCTCGATGAAGACGGTGGAGGACGAGCGCGCGGTGCCCCAGGTGCCGAGACCCCAGCCACCGACACCCCAGCCATAGCCATAGGCGCCGAGCTCGACACCGATTGGGATCTCGTATTTGTAGGTGACGGCCGCGCCGCCGCCCGTCGCGGTCGAGGTTGCGTTCGAGGTGAACAGATAGGTGTAGTGGTCGGCATCGATGACGGTGTTGACCGGCACCTGCGTCACGTTCGGCGTGATGCCTCCAACCGCGGTTGAGCCTGCCAGCGTGATGAGGTCGCCGACGCTCAAGCCATGGGTGGCATGCGTCACCGTGACCAGATTGGAGCCGTTGGTCACCGAAAACGGATTGTTGCCCAGCGTTCCCTGCGATCGATACGGCGTGATGTCGTTCTGCGCGCCGTTCGCATCGTAGACATAGAGCTTCTTGTAGGTGCTTACAGCATAATAGGCATTGAACGAGCGGTCGCGCCAGGCGTGCTGCGTCCGCGGCGTGCCGTCGGTCGGGGTGGCGTATCCCTTGACCCAGCCGCCGATCTTCTGCGGCAGCCCATGGACGAAGCGCATGTTGGTCGTGTCCGACCAGCGCCCCTCGATCGCGCGCAAGCTGTCGGTCTTGATGACGCCGGGCGGCGCCTTGATCGGGACTTCCTGAATCTGCGACATCAGTACAGGATGCAGGCAATCATGGCGATGGCTTCGGGGCGGGCTTCGGTGCCGCCTGAAGACGCGGTCGCGAGCGTGCCAACGCTGCCCGATCCGGTGACGGTGTGGGTATGCGCGCCGGCGCTGACGATTGAAACGCTGATTCCGGTTGTCGATGAGCTGGTGTTGGTCGTGGTCTGGTTGACATAGCCGCCGAACGAACCACCACCCCAAAGATTGTTCTGGTTTGTGTTGATGGCATAAACGTGATAGTGGCCCGGATCGGTGACGTTTGCCGTGTGGCTGTGCGCCCCCTGACTGTCCGTCACATAGCTTCCAGCGCCAGGTGCGCCGGTGATGGTGTGGGTGTGCGCGGCGTTCTGATTGGACTGCGAGGTGCCATAGGTGACTGAAGCGCTGCGCGAGCGAATGAAGCGCCCGGTATCGTAGAGGTTCGGCAGGCTGAAATGCGTCCCGTCAGGAGCGCCATAGAGCGTCCCGATCTGCGTAAACAGATCCGGATAATCTGCCCGCAGCAGCGAGGCGCCGTTCATCTCCAGGCCGCCGATCTGAGTGGTGCCACCGGCCGAGAAGTAAGCTCGTCCGACAACGTCACGATCCTGCCGGTAGAGCGTCGTGCCATCGCAGATGACGTCGACAAACTTGCCTTGCGGAATCTGGATCGGGGTGGCCATGCCGCTGGTCTTGAGCAGCAGCGAGAAGGCGCCGGACGTGTTGTTGAAGATGGTCCACTTGCCGGCGATCGAGGGGAACGTGACGGTCTCGGTCGATGTCAGCGTGCCGGTGAACACTTGGGTCGCACCGGCAACCGGCGACGGGCCGGACGGCGGCAGCGTGCCGGTGGAAAGATCGAGCGTGCCGCCGGTCACGGCATGGCTGTCGATACCCCACAGCGCGCGGTCGAGCAGATCGGCGAACGACGAATTGAAGGTGTCGCCCCACGAGTTGTTGTTGTTGCCGGTGCTCTGCTTGATGAGCCCGACCCGTGACGAATAGGTATCTGCGACCATTAGGGAGTGTCCGTTCCGAAGGTTGCGCCGCGATAGGAGAGGTCATCGGCGGAGGCGATCGATTTGGCGAGATTGGTGAGCACCTGCACGTTCTTGTTGAACTCCTCGTCGTCCTTCATGAACTGCGCGGCCGAGGCGAGGCAGGCAACGCGCAGCAGGTTCGGATAACGATTGGTCAGGAAATTGCTCTGGTTGCTGGCCGACAGCAGCAAGGGCTGACGGAAGTACGGCAGCTTGCACACTGCCGCTTGGTCAAACGCTGTATCGAAATTGATCTGCTCGTCCCACACGCCCCAGCACGACGGCGATCCGGAGATCAGTTTGTTCGCAGTCCATGTGACGCCGGCACCGCCGCCGGAGCCGGTGCCGCTGGCACCATCGCCCTGCGTGTCGACCACGAAATTGTTGGCATCGGTGATCGATGTGACCGGGAATCCGCCGGTCATGGCGATGCCGTTGACGGCAGGGCCGTTGCCGACGATCAGCACCGAGCCCTGTGTCAGGCCGTGATTGGCCATCTGGACCGCGACCAGTGCCGAACCTGCAGTGGTGGTGAACGGGTTGTTGCCGAACGTGCCCGACGGCGAGGTGTCGTAGGAGCGCGCCTGTAGCAAGTTCGTCTGGATCACCTGATCGTAATCGGTGACGTTGGTGGTGTCGTAGACCTTGCCGATCGGATCGAGGAAGCGGGCGGGCAGGGCGATGCTCGCCTGTCCGACAGCCATGCTGAAGGTGTATTCGGTGCGCATCTCGCGCACGCGCAGGATCTGGTAGAGCAGCGCCTGGGCCTCGTCGAGCACGGTGGCGACGTCGACCTTGGTGTAGCCGATCCAATTCAGGAGGGAGC